CGCAAACACAATTCAAGGATTATAACTTTGAAGGGTCAAACCTGTCTGCCTTACTTGATGTACTTGCATTTAATAGTTATAATAATAACTTCTATACGAACATGGCACTTAACGAAATGTTTCTTGACTCCGCCGTCCTTAAGAACTCGATCGTTTCTCATGCAAAAGAATTAAACTATATTCCAAGATCTCGTAAATCTGCTAAGGCTATCGTTGATATACTTATTACTGATACAACCTCTACTGAATCTACTATCACAATTCCACAATACTTTGCTTTGTCTGCTAACTATCAAGGTGAATCGTATAACTTTGTAACGAATGAATCATATACTGCAAGAAGAACTGAAGTAGGTAAATACGTAGCACAAAACGTTGAACTGTTTGAAGGTGAAATGTTAGTAAGTTTCCAAAAAGAAGGATTCATTGTTGATGCTGATGGCGTATTAAGAGTCTTCCTTACAAACAACGAAGTAGATACGGATTCAATTGTTGTCTTCGTTGATGCAGAAGCAACCGACGATCAGAATATATTCTCAAGGGCTAATACTATTTACGGTGTTAAACCAACAGACAAAGTATTCTATCTTGAACCATATCTTGATGAAAAGTATTCTATTTACTTTGGTAAGAATCAATTTGGTTTACAGCCTGAAGAATTTGAAGATGTAAGAGTACGTTATAGAATCTGTTCAGGAACCGAACCTAATGGAGCAAATACTTTTGGTAATGGGTTTATTGGCGAAAATGGAGTTGTATCGGCAACTGTTGTCCAAGCAGCCTCAGGTGGTCAAGAACGTGAATCAATGGAATCTATTCGATACTTTGCTCCTAAATCATTACAAGTACAAGAACGAGCAGTAACTACAAAAGATTACGAAGTACTATTACAACAAGCATTCCCTGAGATTACGGCAGTCTCTGCTTATGGCGGTGAACAATTAGATCCACCTCAATTTGGTCGAGTTGCTATTTCAGTATTCCTTAATGATAATACAAGAATTATATCCTCTACTTTATCCAATTCATATCTTGGTTATTTAAAAGAAAGAGCACCATTAGGAATTGAACCAATATTTAAACAAACAGAATTCGTTTATGCCGATATGACTGTAAGCGTTAATTACAGCAAAAAGAATACAGAGAAATCAGCATCGGATATTGAAGCACTTGTAAGAGCTGCAATTCAAAAATATTCTGATGATAATCTCGAAGCGTTTGATAGGACTTTAAGATCATCTAAACTTTCAGCAATTGTTGACGCATTGGATAGTGGTATATTAAGTAATGAAATTAGTGCTGTTCCTATTATTGAATATTCACCACCTCTTAACTTTAATACGAACCCAACATTTAGATTCGAGACAAGTTTAGTACGTCCTTATAATTATCAAGCAGTAAACGGTTTTGCGAATTTTAAACCTGCGGTTAAATCTTCTCCGTTCGATATTGATGGATCTTGTGTATTCTTCCAAGACGATGGTAATGGAAACATTATGATTATAACGGATGATGTAGTTAATCCACAAATTATTAATCCTACTGCGGGCTCCGTAGATTATACTAAAGGCGAAGTTAAGTTAACAAACTTTAAAGTAGAAGCATTTACTGGTTCAGCAATTAAAGTAACCGCAAAAACAATTGATAACGATATTAAATCTCCGCAAGGTAGAGTGTTTATATTAAGAGACACTGATGTTAAGATTGTAATGGAACTTGAAGAAAGATCAAAGTCATCAGTTAGTTCAGCAGGTACAACCTCGTCATATTAATAAGAGAAGAGAATTATGCCTCAGGGTGAAATAGAAAAAAACATATCGCTTTTTGTCAAGCGGCAATTCCCGGCTATTTACAGGGAAGATGGACCTGAGCTTGTTCAATTAGTCGAGGACTATTATAAGTTCTCAGAGACTCAAGAGAATCAGCACATATATCAATCAAGACGGTTATTTGAAACGCGCGATATTGATACTACTTTAGAGAGTATGATTATTCTCTTTAAGAAAAAGTTCCTTGCTGATCTTCCGCTTAAAGCAGATCTTATTAAATTTATTATTAAAAATATACTTGACTTGTATCGTGCAAAAGGTACGGCTCGAGGTATTGAGTTATTCTTTGCTATATTCTATCAAGAGTTCGATATTGAAATATCATATCCTGCCGCAAAGATGCAAAAGATTTCAGATTCAGAATGGAAGCAAGGCGTTTACTTACAAATGTTTCCAAACAATAATGTATTCACATCAAACGATGGAAAGAAATACGGATACATCGATTTATTATCACGTAATATTGAAGGTGCTGTCACAAAAGCAAAAGCGTCGGTTCGTTCAGTTAACTTCTTTATTCTAAACGGTGTTAAAACTCCTGTCATATATCTTGATGGTATTCAAGGTACGTTTAAAAAATACGAAGATATTCTATGTAACGTTGGCGGTGAAGTTGTTTCATTCGGTAAAACTAACGGTTCTCTATCTGCCTTTACTATTGATCCGGACGAGCCAAAAGCAAAGACAGGAAAATCAATTGGTGACATATTTGATGTTTTGCAGAAAGACGGATATGCAGGTAAAGCAATTGTTACTAAAGTTACAAATGAAGCAAGTGGTGAGATCAGATATAAATTAGAAGACGGCGGTTATGGTTATACTATTGAGAACACCAGATTAATTGTTTCTGACCAATCTATTATTTTGGATAATGGTGAAGACGGTTATAATCAAGCATTTATAATTGGTGAAACAATTTCAGATCAGTTTGGCAATACAGGTACAATTGTAGGTCAGAACGAAAGCGTTATTGGTTTCAAAATGATCGCTACTCAAGTGATGCAAAACAATACGACCGTTACAACTAATAGGCCAAATATTCTCGTTGGGAACCCGCCTGTATCTACTCCTGTACCGCAACTAACAATTAATTTAGCACTCGCCGAAAATCAATTAACCCAAATCAACAGCTCTTCACCAGGTGATCAGTATGCAGATACATTGGACATTAACGATGTTAAGGTTACTTCTTTATCGGATACATCTGTTGCTTCTGTTATTACAGATCCAATTGCTCCTTATTTAAGTATAACATTAAACGCAGCAGATTATGGCGCAGTAACTCCAATGTCAGGAACGGCATCACCTGTTCTTATAACGACACCATTAAATCTGGCCTTTAATATTCAAGATTTAACAATTGGTCGCATTACTGCGTTTTCAAATATTAATCCAGGTGCTAATTATGAGAACGATGTATTTGCCCTCCCACAAGATTCATTAATTAAAAATCTTGACCGTAAGAATCAAATTGTAAACTTTGTTGACGCAGGCGATGCAGGTAGTTTCTCAATAGGAGATCGAATACAAGGTATTGATTCTTCAGTCATTGGTGTGATTCAAGACATTGTTCAGGCAGATGGATATATTAAAGTTGTACCATTTAATTACAGTGGCTTCAACAGTACAGAAAATATACGATTAGTTAATTCGCCAACAAGTGAGTTTATTACTTCAGTTATTGAAAATGATTATCTCGATGGAAAAAGGTTTGGTGATAATGCAATCATGCAATCAACGACAGAGTTTGCAGTCGGTAAAGTCAAAGAAGTTAGTATTCTTAATTCAGGATTTGGATATGTTGGTTACGATTTAGCCTTACTAGGCAATGTTGAGAACTTTAACTTTGCTACAGGTAAAGGCGAATTAAGAGATGAAGATGGTATCATTCAAGCATCAGGATTTATAGAAGCAGATACACAAGGTACTACTAGTGGATATTGGGCAGGACAGAATTCGCACCTAAGCGGTTGGAAACAAAATGGTGTAACACAAACCACAACAAATCTTCCTTCGGATATTATGGCTTTAGTGATTCTCAGGATTGTCGCCGGAGCTAATCCAGTTGATACTTTTCCTGCGCTGAATGGCTCAGTTGAAAGTTGGTTGAGTAGTATTGCTTCTGATGGATTCGCAATATATGATTTAAGCAAGCAAGGTTTAGCAATCTCCTCAGCCACTTCTATATGGATGACACAGTTAAGAAGTAGAACTGCAGCCGCATCAATTACAGAAAGATGGAATAATATTGTCGTCCCATCGATGAAACAGCAATTCTGGTATAATGATCAAGAACTTGTTGTATGGGAATTAGATAAAACGATTAACGTATACGATCAAGAATATGTTGACTCAGGAATGAGAATACAGGATAGTGATTTCTATCAAGAGTATTCATATCAGATTAAATCTTCATTACCTTTACAAGAATATGAAAAGTTATTAAAAGAAAATGTTCACCTCGCTGGTTCAAAACTATTTGGCGACTTTATATTTAAAGCTTATGTAGGTGGAACAATTAAACAGCGGTTCCTCAGAAGATTCAACGACCAAGGTATAGGATCTCCATTCGATATTGCGGACATTGAAAATCTAAGAGCTTCTATTACTAACTTTACTGCGGATAGTACATTTGTTGCTGCTGACCATATACCTGGAGGAACTGGCGGATTGACAATGGTTGAAGCTTCAGCCGGTGATTTAACTATCACGAAGCAATGGGAGCAAGGATTCCATGATTATGAAGTTACTGTTGGAATGCCAACTACAGGAACAGCTCCTTACCCAGTCGCGATTCTATTACATGGTAGCGGTGGTACAGGCGCCGCAATGGTTGAAGATTGGAAAGACGATTTAACTGGACATATATTAATTGGTATTCAAGGATTTACTAATACATGGAACACTTCCATGGAAATCAGTAACGGTCCTGATATTCAAATGCTTACTGAAATGCTTGCCAAGTTAAAACTATATAATAATGTTGATCCAGAGAAGCTTCGTATTCTTGGTGTTTCTAACGGTGGTGCACTTGCATTAAGAGCAGCAATTGAAATAAGAGATCTGAGTGTTGACGTAGTTGCTTGTTTAATATCACAAACGAATAGAGATCAATATAGAGACAGCAGATTCTGGTATCCTTCTAACGAATTTGAAACAGGTGATTCTTATCCTAATGATGGATACGATCAGTTTAGAAATCCAATACCTCAAAGAAAGATACTACAAATGAACGGTATGGTTGATTATGTTGTTCCTTATGTTGGGGGTGGATCTAATATTATAGCAAACAGTCCAACATTCTTAAGCGCTAATGATTCTTCGTTTAGATTCGCACAAGCAACAGGATATACTGGGTCACAATTAACAGGCGGATATGTATATGGAACCGCAAGTAGAATAAGTCCATACGGTAATGTAGTATGGTTACGAGATAATGTAGCACACGTAGTATCCCCGGATATGAGAAGATTGGTAACGAAATACTTCGAAAGTAACTTCGACACGAATTATTAACAATAAATATTTAATTAAAGATAAATTAGGAAAGAAACGCTATGGCCAAGCAAATAATTAATATCGGAGCATCTGCTAATGACGGGACGGGTGATCCGTTACGTAATGCTTTTGATAAAGCAAATGATAACTTTACGGAAGTATACCTAGCACTGGGTAATGCAAATAATCCAATAGATTTATTTGACAACAACGGTGCTTTAGATTTATTGGGTAAACCAAATAAAGTATCATTCTTATACGATACGGAAGCACTGCTTCAAGCAGTCAGCGCATCGACCTATCATGGTTCAATTGGACATGCTCACGACACAGGCGCATTGTATTACGCTCACGCTAATTGGAATAAAGTAT